CTAAGTGTATTCGAATATTGAGCCATTCCACACAATGGGTTATCAACTCCCAAAGTTTGCATAATAACTTCTTGCTTGCTTGCAATGCTCTGGAGAAAAGCGACTTTTTGTTCTTCATTTGCTGTTCCTAATCCTACGTTTACAACTACATCAAAGCCACTTGTTCCTTCTTGCGGATCAATAGGTACAAACTTATTTCTAAGCCTGACAACCCTTGGCTGTTGCTGATAGTTTGTGATTATGTGCAATATGCCTTTGAATAAGTCTTTGATGCCTGTTTCTGCAATTGTTCTGGCATAACTTTCTACTTTTTGTTGTGAGCCTTTTACAGTTGCCTGTACCGCACTGGCCGTAGTTGATTGCAACACAGATGGATCTAATCCCTGTGTCTGCCTGCTAACACCAGTTCTGTCGGCCTTAACCTCATCCAGATACTGCATAAGAGGCTGTATCTCTCTTCCTACCCCTTGTGCCTGTAATGGCTGTACAGCACCTGCATTTCTAACTCTAATGATACCGCCTGCTGTACCATCCAGAACATCATCAAGATTTGTTTGACCTTCTTGTACAATTAATCTTGGCAACACTGAATGATATGTACTATCCAGATATTGTCTCATTAAAGTTGTCTTGATGGTTTGTAAATCTTCAGTAGCATCAAAGATAGATCTTCCAACCAATCTATGTGGCATAAGTATTGGAGACACACAGGCAAAAGGAATGTAATCACAAATTTCGTTTTCTAAAATTTCTTCTGCATTATCACCAATAGCAAGTATTTGTCTTAACTCAGCTACACCATCACCATCAAAATCGACCTTCATTGTGATCTGGTTAACGATTACATCTTTCTGGCTTTCATCATCAGGATCTCTATAAGTACCGCCTTCTATATCTTCAAAACGTCTTTGTTTTTCTTCTCGTTCTTGACCGCCATATACATCACCAGAATATGACTTGACCAACTCTTCATCGTATCCCATTGATACCAGATCTGAGACAGTCATTTGTGTTCTGTGACATATGAAATGACAATCTTCTAAACTCTTGGCATTTTTGTTAAATATAAATTCTTCTGGCGGAACATTTTCAATTTTTACTCGGCCAGACTTTTTCCTGATCCTGACCTGCATATTGTAACTTCTGGTTACTTCAGTTTTGACACCATCATCATTTATTAGTGTTTCTTTATTTTCTGTTTGAGATACAACATCAATGTCAGGATTTGCCAATAATGCTACAATCTCTTCTTCGAGCAGATTATCATATTCCTCTTCCTGCACCACATAACTCTCATCCCAACCAAACTTAACAACACCCAATTTAAATAAAAGACTATCCTTAATAAACGTATGTAAGATCCTGTAGCCATCATTATCCTGATTGATGATGAAATTAACGTAGTCAGTTAATTGGTCTGCTCTTTCGGTATCCTCGGCTGTTCTAGGGGCATATCTGACGTATTTATCTGATGATGTAAAGATACGCATCAATGATGGCATCAATGTCTCAACTACATCAGCAAAGTCATGACTGACAACACTACTAAATCCATCTCTTTCATTACCCAAAGGCTCGCCAAGGTAATAGTCAATTGCCTTCATTCTTTCAGAGGCAAACTCAGATTCAAAGTAGTTTTGTGCTTGTTGAATCTCAGAACTGATAACAGAACTTAATTCATCAATTTTCATCTTTGGCATTATTTTTTCTTCTTAGTTTTCAAAATTGCCTGTTGCAACTTCTTGGGTAGAGTTTTTTGTTTTGCTGTTAGGCCATTGCCTTTTTTCATTGTCTTTTTTTTCATTTCTTACCCTTTTTCAAAATTGTTTTTACTTTGCCTTTTGGATTTGCCCTTTTACGAGTAACAGCGGACTTAATTTGTGATTTTGTCATCCTGTTAGCTTTTGCGGTTGGAACACATTTTGGATAACCTCTTTTGCTACCCTTGGCCTTTTTTCTGCCACATTTCTCAAACCCACCACCTTTTTTAGGTGCTGAAATATCAACCCATTTTTCTTTCTTGAACCACTTGGTCAATCCGCCTTTTGGTTTAGCCATTATGCCTTACCAGTTCTGTATTTACCGCCTCTTTTCTTATAGGTTCTGACCAAATACCCATTTGCATATGCTGATGGATAAACATCAAACTTGCGTTTAGTTTCTGCCTTTACCTGTGCGTATAATTTTGGATTTGTTGGTATTGCTTTTGTTTTTTTTGCTGATGATTTTTTCTTTTTTACTGCCATGTATCTTCTCTATGATAAATTGTTTTTCTTTTTCAAGTTCATCCCTGACTTCACAGAAAGCCGACTTCCTACACATTTTTGGAGTGACACAGCCATCGCACAATTTCATCTCCAAGATAGGCACTCCCTGCCTTGGCCTGCGGTACGTCTTTATTACAAACATTATTTTTTCTTATTTTTTTCTTCTGGTGTTTCCCAAAAATACTCATCAGTGTCACCAAGCCTGCCCCAGTCATTTCCATTTTCAACCTGATAAAACTCTGTTGATACTTTAAAATCTGGTTTTTTGGGTTCCTGCGGTGTTAGTGAATTATCGTATAATCTCATCCTATTGTTTGGATACAGGCCATATTGACCATTTTCCAATTCTATTAAATTATGGCTTTTATGTTCTGATGGCTGTTCACTTGTAGACCAGTCAACTTCATCAGAATTAATATGATAATTATCCAAGGTGGCCACATAATAACCCCTCATCAATCCAAAGTTTCTGGTGTAAACTTCTACATCCATCGAGCCAATAAACTGTTTATGTATGGCTATAACTCCATAATCCATACAATTCCAGAACTGTAAGTTTGGTAAATCCAGATCAGGATCAGGTGTTTTTGGTTCTGTTACAAATGCCGAGATTGGTAGCTTATCAAACAATGCCCCATACTCTGGCAAATATGTCTCAAAATAAAAGGCTCTTCCTGCCAAGGATTTAGCTGATACCCATACACCTTTTACAAACTCACCATGTCCATCTTCATGATCACGCAGATATTCTTTTCTTACATAAACCTGTGTTGCAGGCAGGTTACAAACTAAACTAGCCAAGGTTCAGACCCCACCACACATCTGCTGTCCATAAGTACATAATCACAGGTTAATTCTTCTCCACTTTTAATATTTCTCGATGCCCTGCCATATTCATCAACATTTGGGTTTGTGTCATGGTTCATGAAAGGCTCATGTCCAAATGGCAGTACATATTTAAAATTTTCACCATATTCGTATTCATATGTCATATTCTGCACATAATGTTTTTGTGCCTCTGGCATATGATCGATATAAATTTTTTCAAAAATTATGTCGTAATCAGGGTCAAATATTGTAACAAAATCACCCTTTTTAATATCCTGATCAGCAATTACAGTAATACCCTTGACTTCATCC